CAGATGTTTGATGTAAATTTATATTATTTTTTTCCGTTACGGAAAATCTGTGTTCCTTTGATTCCGTATATTGAAGCTACTACCAAAATCCACAAATTTGTGAACCAAGACGGAAGTGTAGAAAAATATTCAAAAAATAATTTTACTTTATCCATAGCACTAGGGTCATCACTTATTACAGCCCATGCTAAAACAACAATAGGTGCTGATAAAATAATTAAAACAAATTCGTCTTTCCAATCTGATTGTCTAGCTTCTAATAATTTACCTTGATAAGCTTCTTCACCTTTAGCCATTTTTTCTGCATGATGATATTGAGCATCAGCCATTCTCATTTTTGTTTCTTGTCTTTTTTTATAAATATGAGAAGCCGCATTAAGACCTAATTTTATCGCACTAAACCACATATTATTCTTTTATCAATTCTATTCCAAGATCGCAATAATGCTTTATCTTTTCGTATTTACTTTTTAAAGACTCGCCTTTTTTCTTACGAACTGCATATTTTACAATATTACCATCTACAAAGTTTAAATTATTAGCTAAAATGAATTTTAAAGGTGATATTGGTAGTTGGTAGTGCTTACCACCTATTTGTCTATCAGTAGCCCTTAAATCGCTTCTATGAGCCTTTAAAGTACCCTTTTTGTTCTTCATACAAGCTTTTTAATCCAATTACCCTTGTTATTCAATACCATTGGCAAAAGTCTTGGTATTCCATCAATAATAATACCACAACCTAAAATAAACCTTGTTTTAAAGTTTTTAGCATAAGCAAAAGCTAATGATTTTTGATTTATCAAACAACCTACATTCATAGCAAAAAATAGATTATCAGGATTAGCCCACCAAGATATAACAAACTTTGTATGATAATGACCCTGAACTGCTGACATACCCATAGTTTGAGATACTTTCAAAACATCTGCACTTCTTCCATGCGTAAAAAAACATCTTTGTTTATTAGGTAAATCTATTGTTAAATCATCTACCCATTTCCACTTTTTAGTTCCTAAAAAATCACCATAATCTTTTAAAAACTCTTTACTCATTCCATATTTTAATGCTCGTCTATAAACTAAGCTTGAATGATTAGATTCTACTTCAACCATTTTTGGGTATATAGACTCTAGTTCTTTTACATAAATTTTTGATTGCTTTAGTTCGTGTCCAGCAGAATATAAATCTGGGTCGTGTGTGTGCATATTGATTGCATGAAAATCTAATAGATCACCAATATTTACTACAAAATCTGGTTTATATTCTTTTTTAATTTCTTTTAAAAATTGTATTGAGTCTTTGTGATGATATGGAAAATGTAAATCAGATATAACTAAAATTCTCTTATAGGTCATATACTGACCTATACAACTATTTGGTGAGTAAGTAAAGAAGTTGTCCTAAAACTAGAAGTCCGATTGCACCAAGACTATATAAAATTCTATCAATATCTTTTTTCATGTGATGTAGATGGTTCTTAATTATTAAATCTATTTTTTGATTTACTAATTTTATTCTTCCATCAATCTCTACAAATTTTTCTTTATTAGTTTTCATTTACTTCTTTCGTTTTCTTCTCAGGTCTGTATCATGTTTTCTACTTCCTCTGAGGAATGAATTTACACGCCCAAGTGACCAGCTTTGCATTGAAGTTCTTGGTCTTGAACCTGAAGATAAATAAGCACCTTGTCCTCTACGATATACTTTTTTAAGCATACCTAAAGTTATGTTTTTTCTATTTTTTGCTTTTGCTCTAAGTATAGAAACAACTCTTGCAGATAAAGGTTTTCTTCTAATAGCCACTTCTTGCCCTCGCCCTAAACATTGATCTTGGTATTCTTTGTCCTCTTTTATAAGCTTCAGACA